GCTTTTTGCCGGTCGTCTATTGCCCGCAATGCCTCCTCTTTTTCAAGTTCGGATAACTGACGGATTGTTTCTAAACTTTCCTCTTTGCCTTTAATTTCGGTTTCTTGCAACTTTTGCGCCTGGTCGGCAATGGCTTTTTGTAGGTCGGCAGTTATGTCTGCAATGGCTTCTTTACGCTTTTCGGCTGCTTTCTTTGCCTCGTCTGCCGCTTTCTTGTCGGCTTCGGATTGTTCTTTTTGCTTTTCCTTTTTAGCCTCAGCTAACTTTTCTTCGGCTGTTATTTCGGCTTCCCGCAGCTTTGCAGATAAGGCAAATAATATACCCTGCGTAATAATGCCGTCTTCAAATGCTTTGTTTAAGTCAAATTGTAATTTGCGCACCCGTGCAAGTGTACCCTTTCCCCCGAACTGTATAGCGGTGTCAATATCGCCTAACAATTCACGCACAAAATTAAATTGCTCCGGTGTTCTTCGGTTTGTTCCGCTTGCTGCAAGCAATTCATTAACGGCATCAAGTTCTTCTTGGTTTTTCCTGATTGATTTAATGACAAATGTAAAAGAAGATATAACCTCCGAAACACCAAAAACAAACTTTGAAATTACACCTTCACCCGCTTTTCCAATTTCTACAAACAGGTTGGTAAATTGGTCTTTAAGGTTGCTTAACTGCCCGCCCAACGTTTTTGCAATTGCTTCGTTTGCGCCCTTAACGCCTTGCACATCTCCCAAACTTGTAATATATGCATTTATTGCTTCGCTTGTATTCTTTACCTCTGTTGTAACACCCCGAAAGGTAAACTTTGTAATTTCACCTACCTTTTGCGCCCGAATGCCAAACTCTTTTAGCCGTTCATTTTCGCCTACCTGTGCATCAATTAACGCCTCGACTAATTGGTTTAAGTCCTTGCCGCTTGCACTTGCTACGTCACCCAATTTGCGCATAGCATCAATGTTTGGAGTTATGCCGGTGTTTCGTAACTTAACGTATGCACCTACCACTTCTTCAACCTGGAACGGTGTTTGTGCTGCAAACTCGCTAAACGTTGCAATTAACCGTTTGGCTTCGTCATTACTGCCCGTTAGGTTTGTCAACACCGCTTCAAACTTTTGAAACTGTGATGTGGCGCTTATAACCTCCTGCCCCAATTGCAAAAGGCTAAACGATGCAAAAGCACCGGCAGCAAGGTCGCCAAGCTTGCCGAATGTGCCGCCTAACGTCTTCACCTCTTTACCCACACCAGCGGCATTACCTTTTAGCCGTGCCATTTCGGCATTTGCTTTTTTTAGCTCATTTTGCAATATGCCTTTTTTTGCCTGGCTATCGGTTTGCTTTATAGCGTCTTTTAAACCTTCGATGCGTGCCTCTAATTGCGTGGCTTCGGTAACGGCTTTATCCAATGCCGTACCTACACCCTTTAGACGGTCATCGCCTTGGATGTCTAATTTGACCTGTGCTAAAATGTCTATAAATTCAGCCATTACCGAAGTAGTTGGTTATAGCTGTTTGGTAGGTTGCAAACCTCGTTACTGAATAACAGTACAAATATACTGTAAAGTTTTGAAACGTACAAATATAAACGCAAAAACCCCGCTACCGTAATTGGTGCGGGGTTTATTTTTATTAGACTTTTTTTTCAAAATATATTCTTTTATCATCATATTGTTGAAATCCATGATGAGGTGCTACATATCTTATTGCAATAAACTTACCCTTGCTTCGCCATCCATATTCGTGGTCTATATCTTTAAAAAAGAAAAATGCAATGACCTTACATTCTTTTGCTTCTAATTCAGAAATAGCAGCATCAACTCTATCCCTTAATTTTCCTTTAATTTGTTCTAATTGAATTTTCATAATTTGTTATTTAATGATGTAAAGATACACCGACTTTCTGTATTTTCCAAATTTTTTCGGAATTATTTTTATAAAAACACAAACATTTTTTATCGTAATACTTAAACGCTTTATTTGCTTTGCTTTTTCAATTCTGCCGCCCGCTTTTTATTTACCCTTATATTATTATGTGTCGGCTTCATTGCATCTTTTACCTGCTCATTATACGCATCCAAAACCGTCTTTGTACTCTTTTTTGCTTTCATGTTACTTTTGCTTTTTAAGTTCCGCCGCCCGCTTTTTATTTACCTTTATTATGCTGTCTAAGGTAGCGTAATACTCAATCAATGTCATACCTTCAAGCAGCTTTATTTGTTGCAGGTCGTTGTCTAATATGGTAAAATGCAAGATGTTCATATCGTCTTCGTCTTGCCGCTTTACGATGTCGGCATGTTCTGTGTGGCGGTGTTCATTGCGCCCAATATCCGCTCCATCTGTGTTAAAAACATCAGGGTATCGGTTGAAACAGTAATTTTCGATGTGTCGAATGGCATCGGATTGGTCAAAAAAAAAGCAAGCGCCGGTTTATTTGCCTGCATTACCTCCAACTTTTTCGCCATTACTACCGGGTCAAGCGTTTGCATATCCTCATCAGGAAACGCCCAACACAACGCCGCTAAACTTAACTTGATTGTTACGATGTCGGTTGCCATGTTTACCTTTTCCCGCAATATGTCAACATACCGCTTTACCTGCTGTTGCAATTCCGCCCGGCTGCCGGCATCGGTTTTTGTTAGTGCGTCTATATTGTCTAATATAGCAATTAAGCTATAAAAGGTAATTTTTAGCTCGTCTTGTATGAGGTACGGTTTCGCCGCAATGTACCGGCTTAGCGGTATGTCGAGGTGTTTTACCAATCGGTATGCCGTGCCGTCTGCGGTCGTAATTGTTACGTCTGCCTCTGTTTGCCTGTGGAATTTCATGTATGCTGTTTAGTCGTCAACAATGTTGTTACTATCCGGGTACGTACCATAAACGCCATGTTTCGGCTCACCGTGTAGCAATAGGTTTACCGTATGCAAAACGTCTGCAACTATAAACTTTTGCGCATCCTCTAAGGTCGCAAATTTGCGTTCTGAACCGTCAAAAGGTAACAGCATAGTAAGCACATAGTAGGTATTGAAAAATGCCTCACTTGCTTGCGCTACGGCTATGCCGTTAATCCTTGCCACATGTCCGGTTTTAGTCTGCTCCCAAATTAGTTTCATGCTACCTGTTTTGTGCAAATATACACATTTTTAGAATAGCAAGGTAATAAACGCAAAAGCCCGCTACTTTGCGGGTAGCGGGTTGCGGGGGGGGTGGTTGGTTGGTTATACTCTGATTATTTCAAAATCAGGGTATTTGCGTAACCTGAAATACAGGTTCGCAAATACGGTAATTAGCGGTCAGTACTACATTCTGACCTTATTTTGATAGATTAATTTACCAAGTTGCATTTCAGACAAATGGATAAATTCAAGTTTCTGTTTTTTTTCACAAGGCACGTATTCAGCCTTTTCTTCATCGTATTTGAAAAAGTGATAACTATTAAGTGCTGCAACTGCATCGTCAAATGATGCGTAAACCTTTGCGGGTAAGTCTGAAAATTCTTTACCAGACCAATTCTTTTTTCCTGATTTGATTATGAGTAACATATTGTTTTGCTTTAATTGTTTAACGATACAAATTTACACCCTTATTCTGTATTTTCCAAATTTTTTTGGAATTATTTTCACAAAACAATAAAGTTTTTTTATCGTAATACTTAAACGCTTATAAACAAAGCATTTTTAAAAACCTACACCCCGCCAATTTTTTGGTAACTCGGGCATTTAACGCCAATAAGATACCGCAAGCAGTCTAAAGCATTCATAGCCCAAACGCTATCGCCTGCGCCTTTCTTGAGTGTAAAACCGCCCTTCTTAACATCAAAGACTGCAATCCGGCAGTCGTTAAGTAATTCTTTACAACTTGGGTTTATCTTAAAGTTCGGGTGCAATGCTAAGGTATTATTGCAATGCGCCCAACTGTTTTGGAACGACGGATTTGAGGTAGGGTAGCGGTTGTTGTATGCACCAAACAACATTTGCCGGTTGCCGATGTTTAACGCCCTTTGTAACAGCGTTAATAACGTGTCGTTACTCCGGCTGTAACCAACATCACGCCGGCTGCCCGATTGGTCACCGGTTACGAATATTGCCGATAAAGGGAACGCCTCCCGAATGTGCTGCGCCATTGTCGCAATGCTGCCGGCAGTTTCACCCATCACGAACTCCCGTATCACATAGAACCAGCTTGCCTTCTCACTATCAACATCAGATAGCTGTGCCGCTATTGCTACGAACTTGCCAACGTTAAAGTCAATGCTAATGTACACCGGCTCTCGTGGATTGTATGAGCATGTCGCAACATGCCGATTTTCGTTAAATGCGTGCAGCCATTGGTCTTGCTTGAGGATACCAGTTTTACCTAAACCGAATACGTGCCACCGGTACGGGTCGTTTTGCTTATAGCTTTCAATTGATGCCCTTACCTCTGCGCTTACGTATGGGTTGTTTATGTATGAGCTAATGTGACGCACCGTTTCCGGCTTGCCAATTAGGTTATCATGCACCCAAAATGGCGCTGTGGCGTTGTAGTCTAAAAAGACGTTGCAATCGGTACGAATTGCCAACTCCTGGTAAATGCCGTATTGTATGCCGTTTGCCTCATTCATGAACAAATAGTCACGCTTTCCGCTTTGCGCATCCTGAGCATTTAAATAGCTTACAAATTCAATTATACTTCCGGTGTTAAAGGTATAAATCCGGTCGCTTCGGTTATTGGCAGTAATGCAGCGTTTAAGTAGCGGCGACCGTGCGATAATCTCTTCAAAGTCACGCAATGCACCACGTTTAAGGTTCGGCACATCTTGCCCCACTACCGTGATTGTTTTGTTGCGCTCGGTAATGGCAATTAGCCCCAACAGTTGCATAATGCTGTAAGTCTTACCGCTCCATGTGCCGCCCTGCTCAATAAGAGTGCGGTATTTGTGGCGGTCGGTAAACAGCCACCAAAACACATCGCCAATTGTATCGTATATTTGGTTCGGTTGCATTTATGCAAATATACAAAATTATTACAACAAAAAAGCCCGATACCATCAAGATACCGGGCAAGGCTATGTTCAAACACCAAAATTACTCTAACGGGTCCACCACATCTGCCTCATCGTAAACTGGCGGCTTAGCTGTGTTGGCAGGTAGCAAAACAATTTCCGGCAGGCTTTCGATGGTCTGGATTATGTTTTGCTGCTCAATGTAACCCCTGCCCCTGCCTTTGGTCTTTAGCGCAAATATGGTTGCGGCTGTGTTGCCTTGCTTGATAAGTTGCAGGAGCATGTCCTCAACAAAGTCTAAATAGTACTCTTCGGGTTGCGCATCCTCAATAGCAGCTTTAAATTCGGGGTCATTGTGCATCCAATCGTAAAACGTGCGGCGGCTTATGTCCGCTGCTGCTGCTGCTTTGGTAACAATGCCGAAGCTTTTTATATATGCGTCTATTGCTATTTGCTTTTTCAAATCCATGTGTGCAATTTTGTAAAGTGCAGTACTTTGCGTTTCAAAGTTTGGTCTGCTATATGCTCCTTATTACACGGTATGCACCCTTAGCCAATGCGTACTCTTTAGTATTTTCTTTTTGTGCACCCTTGATCATATTGTATCGCCAAAATCCAATCGCTTCTTTTTTGCCATGATTTTGCATAAAATCTTTAGCAATTTTTTCGCCTTTTTTTACGGTAGCATTAAACGCACCCAACGCCTGTGCATTTGGCTTTTCATTGCATCCCTCGTTAATTAGCACTTGTCTCATAGTCTTGTAATTTTAGTAGTGTAAAATCTTTTGTTGTAAAATTTTCCGGTGTATAAACCAACACTTTGTTGTGTTCCTCATCGTAATAGAAATCCAGCTTATTGCCATAATCCAACATTGCCCAACTAAAAACGGGATAGTATTTAGCAAATCCCAACTCAATATTTTTAACCTGCCAATAATAGTGTAATAAATTTCTTAACGTCTGCTTTTGGTAGCTGCTTTTATTATCAATTACGGCTTTATTAAAAATATACTTTGATATGTTTGTTTCAACATCTGGAAGCAAACTTTTAAAGAACTCGTAAAACTCCTCAAAGTATATTAAATCGCCTTCGGTTTTATTATCAGCACACCAATTGAAAAAGTCGAATTGTGTCGGCAGTAAATTTTTATAACATGCCTTCCATTCGCAAAAGTACTCATTCTGCAACCCGCTATCAAACCCGATTAATTGCATATTGTTTTCTATGCAAAAAATATGCAAATCAATTGCGCAATCTATAAAGTCATCAGTAAACCCTTTGCCTTTTGCCTCGCTCAATAAATCCGCTCCGATAGTGTCCTTTTGCGTTTGCGTTAAATTAGCCTGCTGTATTGCGGTTAAATGCAATTTATTTATAAGCAACGTTTTAACGCCAAGTTCGGAAGCCCTTTCCGCAATAGATAAATGGTTTTCGGCAAACCTTTTATTTAGTGGATTGATACTAATAATTACATCATGGCCGCTTGCCTTTGCCTCACTTGCAAGCTGCCACCGGTGTTCTATTGTTGGCGCTTGCGGCTCATACATTGCACGCAAACCATCGGTATCGTAAGGAATAGAAATATAAAAAACGCTTTTGTTTAAATCCTTTACAAGTTGCTCCCACCCGATGCCGCCACGTGTTGCCAATACTACCGGTATGCCTATATCCTGCAACTGGTATATTAACTCGGTTGTAAACGGTTGGTTTGATTTACTGAATGGGTCTATATTGTTGGAAATCAATACAGGGTACTGCCTTTGCATGTAATACGATGCAATGTCCGAATTATTTTTATAGTTGCGCAACTGTGACGCAACGCCTTTAACGTCTAATTTGCGCTGCGGGTTGTTCACGTTTGCAAAACAGTAGCTGCACCCATGACTGCAATAGTTGCCGCTAAATTGCAACGGTACGGGGTTGTTTAAAAAGGCGTTTGTTAGTATGTCTATCATTGCTATTTTTATTTTTTACCCATGTCGAAGTCTTTTAGGTATGTGCGTAACCTACCGGCTACTTTGTTACCAATTGCTTCCGAATTCGTTCCAAACTTACTATTTTTAATACCTTTACTTATTGCCTTTAAAGTGGCAACGCTGTTATTTTCTTTTGCATACGCAATATATGAATTTGCGGTCTTACTTACATAAGAATTAAACGCACCCAACGCCTGTGCATTTGGCTTTTCATTGCATCCCTCGTTAATTAGCACTTGTCTCATGTCCAAATTGTTTTATTAGTTCAAAAAATGCTTTTTTATCCTGTTTTACTTTTAATTGCTCTTTAGTTTTAATCCATTGCACCGATTCTTCTTCGGTTAATGAAATAACAATCATATTTGTTAATTCGTTTGATGTGCCGCCAAACTCATTATCTGAATTTTCAAACGGCTGCTCACCTTCCGGCATTTCAAGCCCCCACTCAATCAACTGACCTTCGTTCCATTCAGTCGCTAACAACTCCCAATCCCAATGACCAAAACCGATATTGTCCTTTATAATGAACTCTTGCCGCTTTTCCTCGCTCCATTCATCTGCAAGCATTACCGGTATTTGCTTAATACCTGCCTTTGTAGCGGCTTTTAGTCTTTGGT